GTTGCACTTGCGCCACTTGCCATCAGTCGGACAGTTCATCTTGCCGAAATCGCCCCAGCACGGACGAATGCTGGCCTTCTGATGGGTCATGGCATACGCCATCATCTGGTCGCCCTGCGCGGATGAAATACGGGCCACGTCGGTGTCGAAGAAGGCGGCCATGACGCCACCGATATTGGTACCCTGGCACTGTGTGCCCCAGACTGTGAACTTCTTGACGCGGTAGTCCTGGTACATGCGCGCGAACGTGCGCAAGCGCGCGTTGTTCATGGTCATCGGATTGAGCGGAGTCCAATCCAAGACCACGCCGTTCGTGTTACTACCAGCGTTGGGAATGTCTAGGGTGCCGAGGTAATCGGTGCCTTTGAACGTGTAGTTAGCACTGTTCGTGGCCGCTTGACGGGTGATGACTTGACCGGCTGCGACGGGCACACTAATGCGCTGCGTCTTGACGGGGGCGCTCACCGGGCCCGCTTGCTTGTTGCGTTGTTTCTCGTTGTGGCCTCGGGCCATCTGAACCCAGCGCGGAACAGGTCCTGCGTGGGGTTTGGATGGGCGGAGTGCCGGCGCCTTCTCGGCGTGGTTATGCTTCTTGCTTGACGAAGCCATGAATCGGTTGTTTCGGTTAATTTGTCTTAACAACCGGGCCCCTTAAGGGGGCCAGTCTGCGCTAGACGCGCCAGTCCGCTATCGAACCACCGGGTCGCGAGGCCGGTGGTCTTGACAAGCCGCTTACAGGTCACCGAGACCAGCAATGGTCTCGGAGCCGTGCATGAACTGGATGTCATGCAATGCGCGGTTGCCAAGCAATGTTGGGTCGACGCCGGCGGGTATATGCATTATGAATTTCGGCGTCTTGATCTTATCGTCAATCTCCAGGCAATGTTTGGCAGTGTCGCTGACGATGTTGAATGGTGGGCCGCTGAGCAGGTCCTCACATGCACGCAAATCGGCCTCATTGACGCCGTACATCCGTGCAATGTAGTCCCAACTGGGCTCGCGTTGGACCCTGGAGCCACTAACCTGGTCATGTTTGAATGCGGGCTTGACGAAAGGCGTGTAGGCTTCAATGCTCAGCTTCACTACGCGCCGAAGAACAGGCAGGTGGGTGGTGCTCTTCTTGACGCTGAGGGCGGTGGCCTTCATTTCCGCCAGAATGCGTTCGGCGTCCATGTCCATGCCGCGGTCGCGTACCAAGAATGTCCGGCTGATGGCCCTGAACGGTTTGGTGCCCCACAAGCAGAGGCCATCCGGGTAGTAGTAGAAGTAGCCGCTGCAGTAGTCGGCCAGTGAAGCATGCGCGAAATTGCAGGGACCAACGGCACCGTACACAAATGTCAGGCCGAATCGTTCGCGTATTACCTCGGACATGCCGCTAGTGTTGCTGCCCATGAGGGCCCTGAACGCCGACGGGCGGATGGCAACGTACAAATCGTCGCCATTGACCAGCATGCGCACCACATCTCTCATCTCAGGATACTGGTAGAGGGTGTGCAGATAAGCGACGTATTCAGGGTTGTTCATGAGTTGGTGTTCGAAGTAGCGGTGGTGTGTGACGCCAGTGACCAATGAATTGCCAACGGAGGTGTCGTCTTTGCCAGAAGCGGTGGTGCCGTCTTTGGCGACCCGCACCCCGGTCCGGTTGGCGGCGCGCCATGACACGGTATGGACGTAAGCATCCAACACTTGATCCGGTGCCCCGGCGTATTCATAAACAGCGTATCGGAAGTGCAGCGCTTCGACCACGTTCGACGCCTCAAAGGAGTCTGCGTCGGCGGGAAAGAAGAGGCACGGGTCGTTGGGTTCCGACAAATCCTCGTTGCATGCCATGTGCCAGGCGCCAAGGCTCTCAGTGGTGCTGCCCTGTGTGTACCAAATGCACGCGTCTCGGTTCCAGACATCCTGCGCAAGGTGGTGCCCGAAGCGTCGCGTCCAAGGCCCGACCACCCGGTGGAACGCCGGGCGCATGTCCACTATGAGCCTGGGCTTCATGCCTGGTTCGGACTTGACGAAGAGCTGCATGCCTTGACCGAGCTGCTCAGGTTGACCGCCCTCAGTCATCCACTTGTCGTAGTCCTTGACAATCATGCCGGCTCTGGCTTTCGGGAAGCTGGCGAGCCAATCATCCACCGGGTACGCGCCGGGATGTCCCATGCCGTTGAACAGCGTGGCTCCATATTGCGTGGTTCTAGTGAAGAAGCCGCCGTCCGACACTTTGAACACCTCGGTCTTCAAAGACGGCCAATTAGCGTTGTGTT